GCATGGGAAACTATTAGAGAGTGTGCACAAAAGGCTTCCATAGATGATATGACTGTGGCATTAGCTGTATACATGGATAGAGTGCAAGACATTGCAGACAAACAGAAGGAGACACAACAATGAGTAGAGAAGAATTTTGGGAGTGGCTTGCTACTTGTCCAACACACAAGCATGAAGCTATAGATGATTTTGGCTACGTTACAGTAACGTTTAAAGTAGAAGAGGAGACTGAAGAATGAACTACAAGACATCACAAGGTGTGGAACTATCAGTTGATGGGTACACCAAGGTAACACAAAAGAAAAGTTTAGGGTACGGATGGGAAGCTACGTTGTACAACAATGACCGACTTGTACTCACACAAGATGCTACAGGAGAGACACTGAGCATACCACCAGAGTCTACGCAAACACTGCGAGACATATTTACAGCTATTAAAAAGGAGACATAGACAATGGCTAAAACTACACAATACGACATGATACTTAAGCACCTTAAAGCAACCAAGGGTTTGACACAACGAGAGGCATTGCTTGACTACAGCATACAGTCATTCCCTAAGCGTATCAGTGAGCTACGCAAGCTAGGCTATCTTATTGATGGTATCAAGAGTAGACACCCAGTGACAGGTCAACGCTACACACGTTACGTATGGCGTTCATCTACTGATGCAGATTTAATGGAGGTGCAGAAAATCTATGGTAGATGTGCCGACAGAGAGGAAGTAGCGTAATGGAGTTATACTTCCAAGAGGAGTTACCATTTAACCATGAGCCTAGCTTAGATCATTGGGCTAGGCTTATAGCAGAAGGTGAGGTAGAGGATGGAGCTACTAACTATGACTATGAGTATGAACAAGCGTGGCACTCATTGGATGCAGAGTATAACTACAGCTACGTATAACCCCTATACTAGTAACGATAAGGAAAGGAGATAACATTATGGTTTGGGCATTAGTATGGATGCAGTTACTAATCACATCACAGACAGTGAAATACTTTCACGTTGATACATTTGATAGTAAAGAAGAATGCGTTGCAGCTATGAGTAATGCTGCTGTGCTTGTATCAAACAAGAGTGAGACACTAGCATGTCTAGAGCTACAAGTAGAGTAGTTATCATGCAGCGCAAAAAGAAATGGGTAGCGTATGATAAGGATGGTTATGTTCTTGTCATATGCACAAACAAAAGAATAGTAGAGAACTTTGTAAAGAACAGGAGGTAGTATGTATTACGCACTAGACATATACAGTAAGACAACAAAGAAGATGTTTGCTTATCATTCAAGCGACAGCCGTAAGGATATATTGAAACTAAAAGAGATGTATGGTAAGAGTGATTTGATATACATCAAGGAATGTTACGGAGAAACAGATGCAGACAAACAAATATACAGAGAGTCTTCCAAATATGGAGGAACCACAGTTGCCAGTTAGTATGCTGCAACATATGGAGCAGATGGGTTTACTACCTGTCTCCCACGATGATGATGGAGTAAACAATATAGACTTACCTTGGAGGAGTAATACAAATTTTTTTAGGAGAGATGTATTGGATGATAATAATGAACCTTTGTTTTAGTATAGTGAGATGCTTGATAGGGTTCTATCTTTTATCACCCTTCATTTATATCTTCTTAATATTTATAGGTGTGATATGACACATGATGATGAAGTTGACCCAAAGGATGATCCACATGATGACATTACTGACAGTCTTGGGAATCTATCTAAAGAGAATACTGACAGCAATGAGCGTCCTGATGAACGTGATACTAGGAGGACAAAACAATCAGACGTTCAGCGCAAGGAATCACCAGTGGCAGAAAGAGGGAAAGCCTAACGTAGTTTATTTCATTGACATGCTTATTGGCAAAGGTCATTGTGTAGAAGCGTGGGTATATTGGAAAGTGAGGAGAAAATGGTAGACATACCTAAACATACATCGAAGCTATCAGCTATTGTAGACTTCTATCTGCACAGTAGTAACTTCTGTAGTCTAAGTCCTAAGTCACAGAAAGACTATGAGACACACTTGGAAGTAATACTAAAGACTAACGTAGAAGGTAGGCTCTTAGGTAATTACACAGTGCGTAGCATCAAAGCTAGACACACTAACCTGGCTTACGAGAAGTGGCTTGTGTCTGGTGTACGTACTGCTAACTATCGTAAGGCTATCTTGTCTGCTGCATGGAAGTACAGCTTGAGGTTAGACGTAATGGATAATGACCCAGTACGTTTGATCAAGACGAAGAGTACTAAGCCTCGCAAGGTCAAGTGGACTCGTGAACAGGTGTTACTGTTTCTTGATACAGCATACGGTAACTTCAGGTGGCGCAGCATTGGGTTGATTGTACATATGGCATACGAGTGGGCGCAGCGTGTAGGAGACATGCGTACCTTGACTTGGGATAACATTAACTTCAGCGCACAACGTGTTGATTTAACACAAAGTAAACGTGGTGCTGATGTGCACCTACCTATACCTGATGATCTACTATCTATGCTTAGACAACAGAGCCAGGACTTTGGATTCCAGAACTACGTAGCACCTAAGACTACACCAGTGGCAGGGGCATATGTACCTTACGCAATTGATCACATCGATGATGCAATTAATGAAGTCAAGGAAGCTGCAGGACTACCAAAGAAACTAACAGCTATGGATCTACGTAGGACAGCAATCACTGAGATGGTAGAGGCAGGTGTTGAGACTCTTGAGTTGATGCAAGTGACAGGTCACAGGAATCCTGAGTCAGTCAAGCCATACCTGGTTAATACATTTAGTGGTGCAAGCAATGCGTTAAGCAAACGGAGAAGCAAGGATGTTTAGAAAAAGTGCAGATAAAATAAAACCCTTTAAAAAATTATTAAGTAATGTGTACTTAAATGCTAGTAGACCTTCGCCAACTAGACTTTCTTCAACACCTGATTACAAAGAGAAAAAGGTAGATCTTGATGCTCATTATTTAATGGATCTTTTCTATGACTACCAAAAAGAAAAATGTTATTGGCTAGACATTACTCTAAATCCTTTATGGGTATTTGAATCAGGACACCCATTATCACTTAGTGTAGATAGACTAGAGTATGACTATAAAAAAGGACAAGTTGTTATTTGTTCTAGATTTGCAAACTTAGGTAGGAACTCTTTTCCAGACAAAGAATTTAAAGAGGTTGTTAAATATATTAAATCTCAATGGGGATGGGATGAATATCTTTTAACGCCACCTATTCAAAAAGAACTTTTTTAAGAAGGAGGAATGAAGATGGTAAACATTAAGAACTACCTGGAGTCGCTTGATTTAAAAGAAGAATACAGACACAGAGGTGACTGCCCTAAGTGCAAAGGTAAGAACACATTCACTGCTACACGAGATGGTAGTGCGCTGTTGTACAACTGTTACAAGCTTGACTGTAACACCAAAGGTGTAGTTTCATCAGGTATGACAGCAAGAGAGATACAGCGTAAGCTCAAAGGGTATGAAGAACCTGAGTCAGAACACGAGACATTCACTTGGCCTGAGTATGTAGTGACACCTACTGCAGAACACAGAGACTACGAAAGGTTTATAGGTAGGTGGGGCTTGTATGGCGAGGACTTGATGTACGATGTAATGGATGGACGTGTAGTGTTTCCTATCTATGATAGAGGTAAATTAGTTGGGGCTATAGGTAGATGCACATCTTACGCAGGGCAAGTTAAGTGGAAGCGTTACGATAGGACACCTACTGTATTCACTCGTGTCGTAGGTAAACCCAGTGGTGTCGTAATGGTAGTAGAAGATGTTATCAGTGCTACTGTAGCAGCTAAACTATTCCCTGGCTTAACAGGTCTAGCTATACTAGGCACATCATTTAGTGTGTCTAATATGCAACACTTAGATAATTTTTACAAAGTTATAGTAGCATTAGACCCAGATGCTGCACATAAAACATTAGAGTATAAGAGAGAGATAGAGGCTTACACAGGGTTAGAGACTATAGCGTTGAGACTCTATGATGATATTAAATATAAAGTAGAAGCAGACATTAAAAAACTAGAGGAGATAGTTTAATGACACCAAGAGAAGAAGCAGAACAAGAAGCAAAGCTAACACACGAAGCATTTATCAAGTGGGTAAAGGTTACCTTCTACTGGATAATGGCAATGCTATTAGTACTAGCGTACTTTAACTTCGGAGTAGATAACAAAACAGGTAGCCAGTACAACGGTGCAGTATACGCACCCAAGAATATAGGAGACAAGTAATGCAACCAAAGAATGTACCATGTCATATCCGTATCAAGGTAGAGCCAACGCAGCAGCAGAAAGGTAGAGCCTGTCGCTTACACGGTAAAGACTTCAAGAGTATAGCTGATGCAGCGAGACACTGGAATGTCAACTACTCGTGGGCAGCAGAACAAGTTAGTAAAGGATGGAACAAAGAAGGTTTCCCTCAAAAGTATAGGAAGAGTTATGTCTGAACAATACTGTACAACAAAAGGTTTAGGGTGGGCATTCTTAACGTGTGCATTCTTGATAGTAGGTGTACCTGTACTGATGTGGTTAGCCTTAGAGGGCAGCAGTTGGTATGAAACATTTAGCATGATGAATCCAATGTGGTGATGATATGAAAAAGGCAGCAATAATAGATGATCGTGTACCACTAGGTAAAGTTTACGTTGACTTGACAGTAGACGAAGTGTTAGAGGCATGTAAGAGGTATGCTTCAGATAAAGCTTTTGATGAAGAGTTAGCTAGGGTATACAACAAGGAGACAAGTTTTGATTGAGAGAGGAGATACACATGATGGAATTAGCATTGATCCGTACTATGTTGGACAAAGAGTTCTACGATAATCACAAGGGTATACGTTGTCCAGATAAGATATTCAGTAAGGATGCACGTAAGATTAAGCAGACGCTTGACTACGCTATGGATACATACGGTAAGAACATTACACCCACAGAGTTAGAGTCTCTGTTCTTTGTTAACAATACCAGTATGACTACAGCTAACAAGTTAGTCTTTAATGAGTTGTTTCAAAAGGTTGCACGAGAGAAGCCACTATCTACAGAGATAGCTGATGATGTGTTGTCTAAGTTATTTCAACAGGTAGTAGGTGAAGAGATTGCTAACCTTGGTTTTGATTACGTCAACGGATCACAGTCTAGTCTCGAACCTCTGCGAAACATACTGAGTAATTATCAAGATGATTTTCTACCCAACCTCAAGGTAGAGTGGGATGATACAAGTATTGATACACTACTAAAAGCCAACGACATACAGTCACAATGGAAGTGGAACATACCTACGCTTAGGCGTAAGACAGAGGGCATCAGCGCAGGACACCTGGTTGTTGTAGGTGCTAGACCTAACACAGGTAAGACTAGCTTTCACGCTAGTACAATAGCTGCACCTGATGGCTTTGCTTCACAGGGTGCTAAGTGTATGGTGCTGTGCAATGAAGAAAGTTATGAACGTGTAGGTGCAAGATACCTTAGTGCCGCTACAAGTATGAGCATGGATGAAGTTAAGACTAACATGGCGGTGGCTGCATTACGTTACGATCCAGTAGAGAAGAACGTGTTTATCAAGGATAGCACAGGTAAAGACATGGCATGGGTTGAGGCTATCATCAAAGCATACGAGCCTGACATTGTAGTGCTTGATATGGGTGACAAGTTTGCGTCCAAGACAAGTGACAAGTCGGACATCTATCTCAAGGAAGCAGCCATACATGCACGTAACATATCCAAGGAACACAAG